TCGCGACCGGAGCTTAAGGGCTCACTGGGCTAGTCGGCATGCCTTCCGTCTTGAAATCGGTTGAAGAAAAGATCGAGGAGTACGAGGCGCACAAGCAGGTCCGCTCGATGTACGAGCCCGGCTGGCAGGAGATCGCGACGTTCATTCTGCCAAAGCGCGCGGATGTCGTTCTCGGCCGCACGCCCGGCCAGAATCGGCTAGAGCGTGTCTTCGATTCAACAGCGATCCTCTCGAACATCATCCTCGCGGCCTCGATGCAGGGGAGCCTCGTCTCTTCGTCGGTCCGCTGGTTCAACCTCGCGATCCGGGACGTTGAGCTTCCACAGAGCCACCAGCTTCGGCTGCTGCTGGACGAGTGCGCGAGCCAGATGTACGCGGCGATCCAGCAATCGAATTATGCCTCGGAGTCGAGCGAGATGTGCCTTGACCTCGGTGCGTTCGGGCTCGGCGGCATCTTCGTCGAAGAGAATGACCCGATCCCCGGCCAGATTTTCTCAGGCCTCCGGCATACCGCGATTCATCCCGGCGAGTTCTGCATCTCAGAGAGCGCGGACGGGTACGTCGATACGGTCTATCGGACGATTAAGATGCCGGTAAAAGCGGCGTTCCGTCGCTGGGGAAAGGCTCTGTCAGAAGCGACGCTGAAGAAGCTCGAAAAGCCGACGACCGCCGCAGAGAACATCGAGATTCTCCATGTCGTGACTCCGAACGACTACCAGTCTAAGCGGGCTGCGAAGTGGCCGATCTACTCGTGTTATATCGAGCGCGAGCAACGGCATCGGATCGAGGAAAGCGGCTACGCGGAGATGCCGTTTATGGTCCCGAGATGGTCGAAGAACAGCGGAGAAGTCTATGGCTTCGGCCCGGGGCATGTCGCGCTTCATGACACGAAGACGCTCAACAAAGCCGTCGAATTGAAGCTCCGCGCGTGGGCGCTCGTGGTGAACCCGCCGATCAAAGTGCGGGACCAGGGCGTGATCGGCACCGTGAAGCTCAACCCGCTTGGGCTGACGCACGTCCGCGACATGGACGCGATCGCGCCCCTCTGGGAGATCGGCGGTCGGCTCGACATCGCGGACATCGAGGAAGACAAGCTCCGCACCCAGATTCGCCGCGTCTTCTACTCGGACCAGCTTCAGCTCCAAGAAGGTCCGCAGATGACGGCATACGAGGTCCAGGTCCGGTACGAACTCATGCAGCGCGTGCTCGGGCCAACGCTTGGCCGTCTCGAAGTCGAGTGGCTCAACCCGTACATCGAACGTGTCTTCTGGATCATGCTGCGGCGCTCGAAGCGGGACTCCCCGTTCCGTCGGGTTGCCGAGATGCTGAAAGCGATGGGCAAGCCGCTCGATATCGAGTACGAAGGTCCGCTCGCCCGCGCGCAGCGGTTGCAGGAATCGGTCGCGCTGCAGCGGTTCTTCCAGATCGCGTTGCCGATCGCCGAGTCTGCGCCCCAGGTGATGGACAAGGTGAATTTCGACGCCGTGCTCGACATCCACGCATTCGCGACTGGCATTCCGGCCCGGGCGCTAAACCCGCCGGAGATCGTGCAGGCGCTGCGTGACGGGCGTGAGCAGGCGCAGAATGAGATGAATGAGCGCCAGAAGACGCAAGAGGCCGTGCGATTCGCGGGCGAAGCGGCGAACGCAGCAAAGGCGCTCGCCGACGCCAACCGCGCGGGGGTCGTGCCCCCGATCGCGGGGAACCTCGCAGTAGGGCCGGTCCCACAGAGGTAGCGCGTGACGAAAGAAGAACGGAAGGGACAAAGGGAACAGACGCGAGAAGAAGCTCGGCGTGGGGTGCTCGCGGAGATCGCGCGGGAGATCGAGGCGAAGCACCGCACGCCCGAGACCCCCGAACGGATCGCGCTGGCGTATCGGCGCGTGTTCGAGGGGCCGGACGGCGAGATCGTCCTCGCGGACCTCAAGGCGAAGTTCAACGGCTCGTGTGTTCGTATCCGCCCGGCGGGAATCGACCCGTATGAGGTGGTGTATCGCGAGGGGCAGCGGGATCTCTATCTCTATCTCGTGGAGTCCATGACCCCGCCGCCCTCGCCACAATCAATTCAGACGGAGGACAATGAGTGATGACAGCGGCAGCGGGCGGCGACAGCCAGAACCCGAATGCGGCGGGAGTCGGCGGCGGTACTGCCGGCGCCGGCAACCAGGGAAATCAGGAGACTCAGGGAAGTCAGGGCAGTCAAGGCAGCCAGGGCGGTCAGGGAAGCCCCGGAAGCGCCCCGAAGTGGGACGAGACGCTCGACCCTGAGCTTCGTGATTCCCCGTCGGTAAAAAAGTTCAAGGGCACGACCTGGGACGAAGTCGGCCCGGTGCTCTTCAAGAGCTACCACAACCTTGAACGGTGGCAAATCCCCGGCGAGAACGCGACCCCCGAAGAGCGGGCGGCGTTCCACCGACGGCTCGGCGTTCCCGAAAAGGTCGAGGAGTACTCCGCGGCGCTGAAGCCCGAGGTTCCCGAGGGGGTGCCGTGGAGCCCGGAGATCCAAGCGGCGTTCGCGCAGTTCGCGCACGCCGAGGGGATTCCTCCCGCGACCGCGACGAAGATTTTGAATTTCTATTTGTCGCGCGCCGGCCAGGGCGTTGACATGCAGAAGACGGCCACGGCGGAAAGTCTGCGGCAGCATCACGAGCGCCTGAAGCAGCGCTGGGGCGCGAACTACCAGCGCAACGTCGGCCTCGTCCACCGGGTCGTCGAAGAGTGGGGCAAGCCCGAGTTTGCCGAGATGCTCGACACCGTCGTAATGAAGGGGCCGGACGGGAGCGACATCGCGCTTGGCAACCACCCCGCGATGCTGGAATTCCTCGCGAATTACGGCGAACAGCGGCTGGAAGCCGGCTTCATCCCCGGCAACTCGTTGCTGGTCACGAAGGACGCGGCGGAGCAGGAGCTTCGCTCGATCCTCGACAACCCGGGGGATGCGTACTGGCAGGGCGATAAATCCCGCATCCGTCGGGTGCAGGAGCTTCTCGCCATCACGGACGCGCCGAAGGCGGCGCGTTAGCGAGCGACCCGAGCAATTCGGGCAACCCGAGCCACGGCGGGCAATCCGTGGCCCCATCTCGGTGTTCACGAACGAGCACCAACACTTGCTGAACAGACCCCGAGACCTCCGCGAGGAGCCGGGTGCTGGCGGGGAAGCCGCCCGTCGCAGGACGCCCACGATACGGGCGAGGGACGGGCCGGCACGCGCCGAGAACCCAACCGTTCAGATCGTTCCCCGCAGTACTACTGTCTCAGAGGTAGACAATGGCTGACCTGAGTCCAACTATCGTTCGCGGATACCACGCGAACATCGAGCGGCTGCTTCAGCAGAAGGGAGGCACGCTCGCCCCATATGTGCGCGTGGAGTCCCAGGCATCCGAGAAGGACTTCTACGAGCAGATCGGTGCGGTCGCGGCCGAACAGGTGACGACCCGGTTTTCGGCGTCGCCGCAGGTCAATACGCCGTTCGATCGGCGTATGGTGACCATCACCCCGTATCACGTCGGTGATTTCGTGGACAGCTTCGAGAAGGTGCAGACCCTCGCGGACCCGAAGAGCGCTATCATCGAGAACTTCGTGCTGGCCCTCAACCGGGAGCGGGATCGCATCATCTTCGAGGCGATCTTCGGGACCGCGTATACGGGCAAGGAGGGCACGACGACCGTCACGTGGTCCGGCTCGAACGCGACTATCGTAGACGAGTCGTTCGGCACAGCGAACTCTGGCCTCACTATTGCGAAGCTCATCGAAGCGAAGCGTCTCTGGCTCGCCAATCACAACGACCCAGGCGCGGAGCAGCCGGTGTGCGTCATTAACGCCGCCGGCTTGGCCGACCTGCTGAACACGACCGAGGTCCGTTCCTCGGACTACAACACGGTGAAGGCGCTCGTGAAGGGCGAGGTCGATACCTTCGTGTTCAAGTTCGTGCAGTGGGAAGGCTACGTGAAGAACGGGACGAACGTGATGCGCGGCACGTCGCCTGGCCCGGGCAACGAGGCCGTGGACCGCTATCCGGTCTTCCCGAAGAGCGCGATCCTCAACGCCGTCGGCATGGACGTGCAGACGCGCGTGGTCGAGCGGCAGGATCGCTCGTTCCACTGGTACGCGTATGCGCGCGCGATGTTCGGTGCGACCCGTATGCAGGAGAAGAAGATCGTCGAGATCGAGGCGAAGCGGTAATCGTTGATCGAGACGAAGCGGTAGTCGTTGATCGAAACGAAGCGGTAGTCGTTAATCCCTCACAAGCCGCCGGGGGCCGGAAGGCCCCCGGCGCGATAAGGAAACTGATATGCCTGTTTCTCCCGACAAGTCCGCGCAGTACGCAAACCTGAGCGCGGTCCCGCCTGTCCTCAACGACGGGCTGGACCTCGCCGGCCTGAAGGCCGCGTTCGGAAAGCTGACGCTTACCGCCGCCGGTCAGGGCGACGCGAAGATGCAGCGCCTGCCGGCGGGCAAGCTGCGGCTGCACCTGCGGAAGGGGCGTCTGATCGCTCCTCAGGGCGCGGCGGCCTCGACCGTTTCGGTCGGGCTGGGCTCGTACACGAAGCCCGACGGCTCCGTGCAGGCGGCCGATAATGACGCGCTCCTCGTCGCGACTTCGACGGCGACGAGTGCGATCGACGTAGCGCTGCAGGGCACAGTGGCCGGCTCCGAGTCGTTCGTCGAGATCGAGTCGAAGGACGGCGTTGACATCACTATCACCGCGGCCGGCGGCAATACCGCCGCCTCGGGCTCGATCGTGGTTGAGGTGCCGTACCAGAAGGCGAGCGGCGAGTAATCGCCGTGCGCCGTCGCTTCGTTTACAACGCGACGGCGGACTGCGTGGTGGAGGTCGGGGTCGTTCGCGGCCCCGGCCTCTCCGCGCACGGCCGCTATCGCGACGTGTACGGAGAGTACCAGGACCAATTCGATCGCGCCCCTTCTGACGGCCGTGCGCTCCTTGCGGCTGCGCTCGATCGCGCCGAGAGGCGCGAGTGGTCCGTCAAAAAGTTCGGAACCGAATCCCGCTGGGCCGATTAGAAGATAAGGAAATAAGGAAACTAGGAGACTAGGAGACTAGGAGACCTTCGTGGCCGCGAACTCGACCGTTGAAATCGTGAACATGGCGATCGTGCCGCTCGGCGCGCGCCCGATCGCGGCGCTTGACGAGGGCACGAAGGCGGCGACGCTCGCGAACGAGATGTTCGACACTGAGCGCGACGC